CCCGTGTTGGTCGCGGCAGACTGATAGCCCGTGTTGGTCGCGGCAGAATAATTGCCCGTGTTGGTCGCGGCAGACTGATAGCCCGTGTTGGTCGCGGCAGAACAATCGCCCGTGTTGGTCGCGGCAGACTGATAGCCCGTGTTGGTCGCGGCAGACTGATAGCCCGTGTTGGTCGCAATCGTATTATCTTCGTCTTTATGCGCACTTTTCTTATCGTCTTTCTTGACGCGGGCCAACACCCATTCGACGTGGGCCTTGACGATTCCGATAATGCCGATTTCTGCAACCACTTTCAACTTGGAAGCGGCTATCTTATCGTCGGATTTCTTGATTGTCCCGGATGCTTCGATGGCGCAGAACCTGTTGGGGATGCCGTTATCGTCGGTAGGAGCATAGAAGCCGAACACGTCAAGCGGGCTATTATCTTCCGGGACGGCGTGGAATCCTCTTTCGCAGATTTCCACATCTTCATCCGTTTCGTGCGTCTTGCCGATTTCGTACTGATAGCCACGGCACTTCAAATCTTTGTCGAAGCCCTTGTAACCTTTGATGATTTCGTTTGCCATATTGATTGATTTTAGTTGTTAATTTCTATTGGTATTTGTGGCCCCGTTGCCGGGGCCGGATTGTTACTTGTTATTAACGATGATTGTTTCAATGTCCTTGTCCGAAAGTTTTGCGTAATCAAGGATTCCGTTGTTATCCTGTGTAACGGTGTAATACTTGTCATAATCGGAATAAAAGAGGATGAAATTTTCGGGGATTTCGATTTCGTGGTCTGCGCAGATGACTATGGGTACGTGTCCTTTCACGGCATCCGTTTCGATGCGAATAACACCCTTTTCGTTCGTAAGAATGTAGTTCGTATATACGCCGTGGCGGTCAACCGCAAGGCCGTAACCATTTGCTTTTGCAAGTTCGCTGATGTTGTGTTTCATATCTTTGCCTTTTTCGTTCCGGGAACCGCCCCGGTGCGTTGGATTCCTTATTGATTCCAATGCAAAGATACAACCTTTTTCGTAAATACCAAAAGTTTTAACATAATTTTTACAAAAAATTTCACTTTTTTTTAAAATCGGCCCTACAATGACGCAGAATTGGGGTATATTTGCCGTGTAAACCCTTAAAATTACCTCATTATGCCCGTAAGAAAAGTGCCGGGCGGCTTCCAATGGGGGCAATCCGGCAAAATTTACCCCACGAAAGCACAAGCGGAACGGCAAGGCCGCGCCATCTACGCGTCCGGCTACCGCGAAAAGACTGCAAGTAAAAAGAAATAAAGGGAATTCCCCGAAAATTCGCAGAAATTCCCCATATTTGCATTGTCTTTTACCCCGTATCGCCCCATCGGTATTTGACCGCCCCGGCCGGATCAGTTCGGCCGGGGTTTTTCGTGCCACCTGTAACCGCCCTTGTTCCGTCCCGGCCCCTGCATCAGCAATTCCCGACGCAGACACCCGCACGATCGCGTTCTTCCGCCCGTCAAATTGCGCGCCGACGCATCGAATTCGCATCCGCAGTCGCACCGTACACGCCAACGCGCCGCGCCGTTGTCATCGTGGCCCGTGTAGTTGAGCGCAACCACGCGCCCGAACCTTTGCCCCGTCAAATCCTTGTATCTTTCCATAATATCCAGTTCCCGGCGGCGGATTCGAACCGCATTTCCCGCGCCGCGCGTAACCCACTGAATTCCTTTAAAAATTCTACGCGGCCGGGCGTTGTGACCACTCACACCGCGCCGGGATATAAGTTAGATTTCTGCGTCCAGTTGCACCCGGTATTCCTTGCCGTCGAAGCCGCCCGCGATGCCCCGGATTTCGGCCGCATTCGCCTTGTCCGTTACCACGTTCGCCCGGCATCCGTTGCCGTCGAACAACTTGTACTTGTCTATGCAATATTCCATCAGCGCGTAATGGAATTGTTCGCGCTTGGATTCGCTTTCGAATTCGAATCCGAGAACCGCGCAATCCTTGCAACTCTTATGATAGGTTGCGAACAGGATTTCATCGTATTGATCGCGGCGTGTTCTGCCGCCTGTCTTGCTTCGTGCCATATCAAAACATCAAGTATGAAGCCAAGACGGCCACGGCCGCGCCAATAATGGCCATCGTCACGTCACGAATGATTTGTTTTGTTCTCGCCGAAAAGTGGCGCACCTCCTTGATAGTCACGCGCACCCGTGTTGCGACACAATGTGCGCAACGTTCGCACACAAGGCCGTCAAGGTCAAGCCCGGAGAAATTGCCGCTTCCATCCGTATTATAGATGCCAAACCCTTTGTAAATCGTTTTCATTTCTTTTCTATTTTAGTTAGTACATAATCCATTAAGTCTATTACCCACAAAGCGATTACGAAAACCGCCGAGAACGGAGCGAAAAAGATAGTTATGAGAAAGTCCGCAACAATCTTTGAATGGATTTGATTGCCGCGCTTCACGGCTTTAACATAACCAGTAATCAGCCACACCCAACAAATTACGATACACACCGCCCAATAGATAAGGGCCGAAATTAATATCTTGCTCATATCTTACTACATATTTTTTTCATTAACATAGCCGATTTTCCTTTTAAATTGCTCGCAAACCCTATTCGGATAAGGTATGAATTTCCCGCGAATATGCGGGCAATCGTTTTCGTAGAAACGGCAATCACGGCAAGTCGGCTTCATTGATTTACGAAATATTTTCCATTTCATTTTGCTTCTACTTTTTTGGTTTCTTCCGCATACGTCAGCCCGAACGCGATGCCCAAAAGCATCCACAATGCGCCGGAACAAATGATAGTTGTTATCTCGCTCATATCTCTTTGGATTTTAGATTACACTATACGATTGAAACACCCGCTCCCCGCTCGCATTCTTAAACCACACCTTTGCCCCGCTTTCCGTTTCTTCCAGTTCCTTGCCCTCCAACGGCCCGGCGATCCTCGCCTGTACGCGCGCGCCCTCTACGGCAGCCGCCCGCGTGGGGAAACCCTTGACACTTTCGACCATCCAACGCAGACGGCCGTTCACGAAACAATAGATTCCGAATGTAAACATATCTCTTTTGGATTTAAGCAACGTAGAAACTGATCTTGATGCCCCGGCGCAACTTGCACACGCATACGTCATTCATACACGCGAACGCCCGGTCAAGAAGCCTGTTGGTCAATTCGATGTCATTTACCATTTTCAGCAAGCCCGACACGCCAACCAACGTGTTCACTTTCTTGCCCTCATAAGTTCCCGAAACCTTGATTTTGTAGTTGTGATTGATTTCGCGGGTGGTGTATTTTAACATTTCCATTTCGGTTGTTTTTTGCTTCGCGGAATCGGCCGCGTCCGGCGGGTCATATCCTCAACCCGATGCAAAGGTACAACAATAAATTTAATTTCCAAAGGTTTTGATAAAATTTTTTGCGCTTTTTAGTTAATTTTTCGATTTCTTCGATTTAACGGCCTTATACGGCCCCGTTGGTATCGTTACCCAGCAAATCCGTATAAGTGCCTAAAATGGGCCTTAAATCGCCAAACACAAAAGAAACCGCCCGAACCTCACGGCGCGGGCGGCAGCAATGAAATTAACTAACTCTAAAACCAGTCTATGATGGCATCCATCTACCGATGGCAAAGATAGTCATTTTTCGATAACTGTATGTTCGATGTTCAATATTTTCGTGTGCGGGCTTTTGGTCACTACATCCATCTGCCTGTCATCAATGCGCTTCGTTTTCCAAAGGAAGCCAAGAAACCGATGGTATTTGACCGATTCCGCGATGATCAGCGAATCCCGGTGTTCCAATGTCCCGGTAAAGTCATCTTTTGTCAGCACCCCGTCGAAATCGAACCACGCATCGCCGCAATGGACGGCAACGGCCGGAATTGGTATTGAATCCCGGATGATGGTTGTGTCGCGCGGCCGGGCCTGCAATTCAATGATAGTTGCCGTCTGCGTCTTGTTGACCGCCGACAAATCCCGGTTCTTCTTGACAAGTTTACGGATCAGTTCGGCATCTTCCGCCCGGAACCGCTCGTATTCCTTTGCGGTCAGTTCAAGGGCGAACACGCGGGCCGCGCTCAATGAATCGCGCACCCGGTAAAATTCCACGTCCCCAAGCAACGTTTCGTTGTTGCTTTTGTACCTGTCACGTTCGCCCGACAATCGTTGTATTTGCCTTTGTTGGATTCCCAAAAGACAAAGGATTGCGACCACGGCGGCCGCAATCCAAAGTGTTTTCCGCGTTGCCATTACGCAGCCGGGGGAATGGAACCCTTGTCAAACGAATTGAACGCCCACCCGGAATCGGTGCGGTCATAAGACGCGGTTTCCGTGTTGAGCGCATCGAAATAGGTAAGGCAAAGGCCGCCGCCCGTTGTGGCCTTGTAAGTGACCCAATACAGGTGCTTCTCGCTCCCGGTCACTTTCACAACCTTATCGCCGACGTTCAGCGCATCCAGTTGCTCCGCAGTCAACTTGGTAATGTCGGTAACCTCAATCGGGGCCGCCGCGCCCGCAAGGGCGGAAAGGATGACGGGCAACGCACCGCCAATGTCAATTGCCGAACCTTGTCCGGCAATCTTCGCGTCAATCAACGCGAGAATGTCATTTTTCAGCATAAAGCAAATAACGTTAAATGATTATGAAATATAGCGCATTAATAGTAATGCCACATCACGTTTTGGGACTTGGCCGGGTCATCGTCTGCGTGAACGTAGGTTTTCCCGATGCCAATGCGCACGAACCCCGCTTCAAGTAAGGCCCGCACGATCTTCATTCGGTTTTCGTTCGAATTGCAACGGATGTCAACCGCCATTCCCTTTGTGTGCGAACTTGTCCCGTTGCGCCCTTGCTTCTTTTCGTGGGCCACGGAACGATACGCAGAATTGAGGACAAACGGAATCCCGGCCGCTTCGCGCGCCGCATCCAATTTGTCCATCGTACCCTGTTGCATATCTTGCAGGGAACAGGCCGGAACACATTTCTTGAATTCCGATTCCTTGAAATACTTTGCAGTGATCATTTCGATTCTTCTTTTGCGGCATCGAAATCAATCCCAGTTGATTCCTTTACCTTTGTGTTCATAAACTTGCGAAGCCATCGGAACAACGGGTGGTCGGAAATAACCGCCGCGTTCTCCAAGAAAGACCAAAATTCAATGCCGCAACAAAAGGCCGTGAACCAGTTTGCAAAGCGCAAGCGGGTTTCTTCGGCAATCGTCGCGTCAAGCATTTCGGCCAACACAACGCCAATCAAGATGAACACCATTTTGTAGATGGTGCGCCACGCCTTGATTGATTCGAAAGCAAACCGCCGCCCCGCCCTCTTTGCGAGGACGGCGGATTTCATTATGCCAGTTGCGAAGTCCATCAGTTCGAAAATTACGATAGTGATGAACAAAGGGAGCAAGTTGTCGCAAATGAGCGCGGCAAGGCTCGCAAAGCATCCGGCAAACATCTTGTTGGGATATAAATTGAAGTGTAACATAGGCCGATTATTAATTTGTTACAATCGCGCCCGTACTGCGAACATAGCAATTCGCAAACACTACGTGCGTGTTATCAACGATATTGATTGCCGGGGCCGCTTGGTGCATATTGCCAATAAACAACACCGCGCCGCCGCCGTTAACTGAAATGTCGCAATTCACGTTACCATAGTTACACGCGCTGAATGTAACGCCGTCGGAATCTTCGATTACAGTCTGCGAGAAAAATATTTGGCACCCGATGAACACAAAGCCGTTTGCACACCCCAATATGCAAATGCCAACACCCGCATTTGAATTGGAATGGTTGAACACACAGCCAATGCAAGAACCGTGCGAATTGTTAGTGCTTTGATTCAGCGAATTGTCCATCAAGAAACCCTCTTTGCAACTTGAAAAGTCGCAATTGACAAATACGTT